TTATACAATGAAAACAATAATGACACTTATGGCATTTGCATTCTGCCTATCAATGAATGCACAACAGGATAGCACCATCATTCTTGAAGTGCCTATCAAAGAAGCTATTAATTCTGAGAATTTTGCCAAGTACACAAGGTCTCAGCATTCGCATTTATACGAAGAGGTGGCGGAGATGAAATTCACGAGGAGAGGAAAGGCGTTTTTGCTATCTGAGGCTGATACCAATGTGGTTTGGAAACCTGCATTTGATGTGTGTTCTACTTGCTTTGAATTAAAACACCGAAAGTATTTTATAAAGTTTTGGGACAAAGAGATACCAGTCATGGATAGTTTGGGTAATGTAATAGACTACAATTTCAAGTCTGGGTTTGAGATAGTGGCAAGACCGAAGAGGAAGTAATATTTTATAAACAAATAAGAATAATTATGGCAACTAGTAAAAAAGATCCAAGATTGGCAAGAGTTGGAGTATCGGGCTATAACAAGCCCAAGCGTACTCCAAAGCACCCTACGAAGTCGCACGTTGTTGTTGCTAAAGAGGGTAGTAAAGTAAAGACTATACGCTTTGGTCAGCAAGGAGCTAAAACTGCTGGTAAGCCTAAAAAGAACGAGTCAGAGCAAATGAAAAAGAAACGTGCAGCTTTCAAGGCTCGTCATGCCAAGAATATCAAGAAAGGTAAAATGTCGGCTGCATACTGGGCTGACAAAGTAAAGTGGTAGGACAGTATTAAAAAATAATAATTAATCAAAAACACTATTATGGATCGTATTGATTGGAAGAAGTATTATAAAGAGATAGATACTCTTATCAGAGACGGACAAACGGATACTGAGATAGCGACATTCTTGCATTCTAAGTATCTAAAAGACTACAATCTTGGTTCTATTCGCAGGAGGATAGGTAAGCTAAAGAAGGCAGGTAAGGTTGGCAATGGAAAGCCCAAAGAGGTATTCAGCGATAAGAAGGAGGGAGAAAAGGTAAATTGGAGGGAGTATGCTAAGATTATAAAGAAGCATCAGAAGTTGAAGAAGAAGGTTTCCAAGCACCAAGATTATTTAAAGTTCAATATCCCTACAGATGAGACTATTTGCGTTATGGTACTTGGAGATACCCAGCTTGGTTCTTTTGGTACGGATTATGAGCTATTTGAGGCTCTTACAGACGAGATCATAAGCACCCCTAACCTCTATGTCATCATAGTGGGAGACATCCTTCAGATGGCGATTAAAATGCGTGGTGTGGCAGAGGTATTAGACAATGCCATTAGTCCAAGTATGCAGATGGATTGGCTAGAGAGTTGGTTGGAAGAGATAGAGCATAAGGTGATAGCATCTACTTGGGATAATCACTCTGTAATGAGGGAAGAGAATCAAGTGGGTTATTCTTTATATGAGAGGATATTTGCTTCCAAAGTTCCTTTCTTTAGGGGTATTGGAGAGATAGAGCTTACTGTTGGAAAGCAAGAGTATAAGATTGCTGCCTCTCACTTTTTTAGGGGTAAGTCGATGTATAATAAGGCTCATGCTCCTATGCGTTATATGAGGGAGATGGCTAACCACATAGAAATTGCCGTTCAAGGGGATTTCCATCAGCCTGGCATCTTGGTACAAGAGTTTGGAGGTACTATGCGTTATGCTATTGTCTGTGGGTCTATACAGACCAATTCCACTTATGCCAAGAGGTTTTTCAGCTTGAGGACTTTACCTAATATGCCTTGTTTCACCTTGCATCCGGAAGAGCATATCATAAATACCTATAATACGATTGGTCACTACCTAAATAGATAATTTTGTTTTTTTTCAAGTCTTTTTGATATTATATATCTTTGGGTATGGACTTTCTCGCTCTCATAAAGGATTACTATGAATTTTTCATAGGTGTGATTACTGCCGGTGTCTCTTATTTCGGCATAGGTCGTATTACGAGGAGGAATAAGATGGTGGAGATGGATTTGGATAGCAAGGATGCCATGCTTAATCAAATAGAGAAGCTAAATTTAAAGCTGACAGGGTTATTTGACAAGCAAGTGCAAGATGCCCAAAGTAGGTTGAAATTAGAGCTTACCATACAGAGGTTGGAAGCAGAATGTACTGACTGCGTTCAACGTATTTTAAAAATAATCGAAGAAGAGGGCAATGAGCAGAATAGCTAATGAAATTGACTCTCTAGACAAAAAGCTAGACATCCTCAAGCGGATGACATTTCAGACCTATCAAGGCTGGAGTTGGCTTAAAAGCATCAAAGTTGGTGAAATTATAAAGTTTTCCAATGGTGTTATATCGGAGAAGGTGGAGCATTCCACTTATTTTCTGAAGTTTAAAGTGACCATTCCTCCCAATACTGTTTTTCCGGAACATTGGCATGACTGTGATGAGATGATTAGTGTTGTTGAGGGTACTATTTATGAGGATGAGTTGGGCATAAATATAGGCAAGGGTCAAAATTGTTTCATTCCTAAAAAAACTCCTCATGCCCCTCGTAGTGGGGGTTCTACGGCTACTGTTATAGATATTATGTTCCTACAGTAAAAAAAATCACTCAAATATTTGCTTTTGTCTAAGGAGGTAGTTAGATTTGTTGTTATCAAACTAGCAGAAATGAATTTAAACTATCACATCAACCACCTCCAAAAAGCGGAAGACATCTTATGGATGATCCGCAATCTTGATGGGAGGATAGCAGTCAACGAATCTTCATTAGCCAATTATAAGGCTTTAGGCTTCACATCTTTAGTTTATAGGTATGAACGTCAGCTTAATCTGAGAAGAGAGCTTAGGGGGCGTTTGGTAAGTATTACCAAGAAATATTTACTAACAATAATAAACGAGATATGACAAAGTTAAAGACTATTGACATTAAGGGTAAGGCTTACGTTACGGTAAATGAGCGTATCAAAGTATTCCGACAAGAACATCCTAATTATGCTATTATTACATCTATGACTCACTTTGGTGATGGGGAGTGTATTTTTAGGGCAGAAGTTTATGATGACAAAGAGCGTTGTATTGCCGTTGGTCATGCCCATGAGAAGGAGTCTTCTTCCTACATTAATAAGACGAGTTACATAGAGAACTGTGAGACATCAGCCATTGGTAGAGCATTGGGTTGCATGGGTATCGGAGTTGATGATTCTTATGCCTCTGCTGACGAGGTTATCAATGCTATGTCTAATCAAGGCAAAAAAGATGCCTCTGTAGTGCCTCAGAGCGTCATAGAGAGCGTTTCTCTTGCCCTAGAAGGGGTAGGTACTATATCGGCTCTTATGTCCGCTTACAAGCAACATGAGAGCGAAATAGAGCAATATCCATCTATTAAGGCTATGTTCACACAGAGGAAACAACTTATTAAGAAAGCTCAAGACGTTGCTCAATGAATAAGAGAAAAAATGAATTAGAGAAGTTGGGTGGCATAGGTGCTTCCGAGATAGGTAAGTTTTTTACTGGTCAAGGCATGAAGGCGAGGACTGCCCATACTTGCATCTTAGAGAAGGCTGAAGAGCTTATCTATGGTCAGAGGAGGGATTTTACTACTATCGCTATGCAACATGGCATCTTCAACGAGGAAGAGGCATATCACAAGGTGGTAAAGCCTATGTATCCCAATGCAATACACAGAAACGATGAGTCTATATTCATTAAGGATGAGTTGTGGGCTACTCCAGATGTAACTGATGACGTAGAGGGCATAACTATAGATATTAAGTGTCCATATAGTGTGATGAGTTACTTTAAGAACATAGCCACTATCCCTAATACCTACAAGGCTCAGATGCAATGTCAGATGTTGGCTACTAAGCATAAAGAGTCTGCACTATGTTTTTTCCTCACTAGCACTCAGATTGATGGCTATGGCAATAAGATAGAGTATGACATACCATTAGAGAAGAGATTTTGTTTTGTGCATATAGACCCTGAGTTTGATTTTCAGAAGGAGATAGAGGTTAGGTTCGATCAATTCCGTGAGAAGCGAGATGAATTATATGGTCACCTAATCTCTGCTCCTACTATCTCAGACATGGAGTTCTTCGATTTAAACCATAAGGGTAAGAAGGTAACTAGGCTAAAGGACAAGTCCAATTACTTTACTTGGGAGGGCAAGATAGTTAGAAATCAAAACATACATTATGTCGTTGAGTAACCAAATTACTATATTGGTAAGGGATGGAGATGCTACGGTTGAGTTGAAAGCCAGTCGAGTATCTCCATATACCGCCTTTCTTTACAGAACTGAGTGTGGTAGGTTGTTCACTCACAAGAAGAATGTAGGGCAAATTCCGGATATGTCTCCTTGTTGGGTTGAGATTACCCCTGTTACTGATAAAACCCCTAAAATTTTTGAAAGTGATAGAAAATGATATAGTCGCATTTGTCCGATTTTTGATCTTATTGTTTCTACTGTACTATTTGTACTGTAGTATCCAAGATAATGATATGATATGAAAATTATTTATAAACTCTCTGAACCAGCATCCCTTGAGATGGGATATCTTATATGCTCCTGGAGTCAAGAAGATGTTTGGTTTAGTTCAAATTAATTAAAAATGAAAGTATTAAAAACATTAATTCTAATCACATTGCCGATGATCGGCTTTTCACAACAAGCCAAGCAACCAGAATACAAGCCTTTGCCTGAGATGACGATTGACGCTAATGCACAGGTGGAGATAGTTTATGCAGTAGCAGAAGTTCAGAGGGTTATTCCCATTGTTGCGAGTGATACTACTGGCGTTGGCATTACTGCGGAGACAAAGTTCTTCATCAGAACAGAGACTGTGTTAGATACGATTGCAGTACCAAGATTCTTTTTCTTTGACAAAAAGAGTGGTGAGAAGATATACTTTAAACCATGAGAGACGATATTATTTGTTGGTGGAGTGGCGGAGTAACAAGTGCTGTTGCTTGTCATCTGACTATTCAGCTTTTTGGATTAGATAGGTGTCGATTTATTATGATTGATACCAAAAACGAACATCCTGACACATATAGGTTTAAAAAAGACTGTGAGGAATGGTATGGTAAAGAAATAGAAATAATTACTGCCGTTGGAGAGGGTAAGAAGTATGCAGATATTCAAGATGTATGGTTTACAAGGATGAGTTTAAATGTGGCAACTGGTGCAATCTGTTCGAGCGAATTAAAGAGACAAGTAAGGGTAGATTTTGAAAAGAAAAATCCGTACTGCCATCAAGTATTTGGTTTTGATTGCGATGAGCCTAA